ATGGAAAACAGAAGCTTGCTAACAACAAGCAAATCAAGGGGAGGATATTAATGTCAAAGATTAGAATAGGAAAATTAGCAAAAGAGTTTGATGTTGATGTAAGTTATTTAGTTGGCTTGGCCAAATCAAAACTGTGTTCCTCAATGATTACGGGAAAAGGAGGAAAAGGATTGTGGATAAACGAGGATGGTCAGGAAATATTGCGAAGAGCTGTTGATATTCCAGAAGTAGTCCCAAAGCATTACAGTGGCTACGTAATAAAGTCGGCGGCAAATCCAAGGTATGTATATTCCTACATTAAGGAAATTGATAAAAAAGTTCCGGTTTGCATACCAGGAAAATTTAGAAAAGTTTTGGTTGGCAAAAATATTAAAATAGAGGCTATTGAAGATGCGGTCGGAGTGTCATACAGATACATCAGGTGATATTACTATGAACCGACAATGGATATGTGAGCAGATAGACAGGCTGCTTGCATGGGAAATTTTATGCACAGTAGCCAATCACGATGAGCTTTCCTCAGTAAAATCTAGCGATTTGTGTGATAAGATAGGGGCTAACGAGCAATATTTCTATCACGTTTTTCATAACATAAAAAGCAAGCTCAATGCAGAATAATTCCATTTCCGAATCCTTAACATACGTTAGTGACGATCCTGATATTACATCTTTACGTTACGCTTATGATCAATCAGTAACTGAACTTGAAGCCTATTTTGATTTGTGCCGAAGCAGTTATGATGACCGACGGAATTGGTGGCCAGGAAAAAGCCGAGATCTTCGTAAGCACGGAGCAGATGCTTTTCCTTGGGAGGGAGCTTCAGACATGGAAAGCCATGTTATTGATGAGCGTATAACTAGACTAGTTTCTTTGTTCCTGTCTTCAATGAACAGGGCAAATATCCAAGCATTTCCAGTAGAGGTAACCGACGTTGAAAGAAGTAAGGTGGTTACAAATTTTTTAAAATGGATGGTAAAAAGTGGTTACATTCCTCGCTTTAAGCAGGAGATGGAACTAGGAGCCAACTATATGTTGGAGCGTGGTATATTGATTACCTACGTTGGTTGGCACATGGAGGACAGATCGTTTCTTCAACGTCTTAGCCTAGAACAAATATCTACAATCAATCCTGAACTAGGTGAAATGATTGTTTCTGAAAATGACAACGATCAGGTTGTCAGAATGTTACAATCTAGTTTTGAAGGTGTTTCTGAATCCAGAGCTAATAAAGCTTTGAATGATTTAAGGGAACTAGGAGTTGCTGAGTTGCCAATAGTTCGTCGCCAAGTAAACGCTCCAGAGGTAAAGACACTAGCTCCAGATGGAGATTTTATTTTTCCTCCGTATGTTACCGATCCACAACGAGCACCATATTGTTTTTGGAAAACCTATTACACTCCACAGGAGTTGCAGAATAAAATTATTACTGATGGGTGGGATGAAGATTTTGTAGAACACGTCATTGAGCGTTACCGTGGGGTGAACATAGACTCCATTGAGCGTGAGCAAGAAGGACGCAGGTCTATTAGTCTTACCGATAATGCTTATGAAGCTGAAGAGCTAATTGAAATTGTTTACGGCTATCAAAGGCTTATTGACAAGGAAGACGGTTCTGAAGGGATATATTGTACAGTTTTTCATCGTGATTTTAGCGGAGATGAAACTGTTCCTGGTTACGCTAAATTTGAGTTGTTAAACGGATATGAAGACTACCCAGTGGTAGTTACCAAATTATCTGAAGACAGTAAGAGATTGTATGACACTATGACAATCCCTGACTTGCTGCGTGGCATACAGAACCAAGTAAAGGTTGAACGCGACAGCAGAATTGACCGAAATAGTCTTTCTACAGTTCCTCCAATAATGCACCCAGTTGGGCAAGCTCCTACAGATTGGGGTCCAGGTAGGATGATACCATATCGCCGTAAAGGTGATTTTGAATTTGGTCCCACTCCTGTGTACAATCAGGGATCGGTTGAAATGGAGAAAACCCAAGAGGCTCAAGCTGANAGANTGGTTGGCNTNGATCGTGAAGGTCCGGTTAGCCAGATAAGGCAGCAGTTCTTGGTAGACAAATTTTTAACGCATTGCTCAAAGGTGATCGGAATGTGTTACAAATGCTTTCAGCGTTTTGGACCAGACAGTGTATTCTTTCAAGTTACTGGTGTTCCAGACCCTCAAATGTTTAGTAAGGGAAACCCAGACGAAAACTTTGACATAACAATTTCCTATGATGTTCAGAACACTGACCCAGAAAAACAGGAGAACAAACTCAATTCAATGGTTTCTCTTCTTCAGTTGGACAGAAACGGAAGAATAAACGTAGACAATTTAGTAACATTAATTGCTGGAAGCGTAGATCCGGTTCTAGCTGATAGTGTTCTTCAACCAGTAGAAGCCTCACAGCAGCAAATGCTTAAAGATATTACAGATGACTTATCAAAAATTTATGCGGGTATTGAAGTTCCAGCCCGTCCTAACGGTGCTCAATCGGCTATGGGAATTATTGAGCAATACACTCAACAACCGGATATTGCCCAACGTACGCAAACTGATCCTGCTTTTGCGCAGCGTTTGCAAAAGTATATGGGCCAATATCAGTTCTCTATGCAGCAAGCTGAAAACGCTCAAATAGGTAGAATAGGTACAGCACCCGCTCAAATGGGTGGCGTTCAAACTCAAAACATGGACCAGTGAGTTTAGAAAAAGATATACAATCACTACACAATTATGAGTCTTTTGCTCGCTTCATAAAGGTGTTAGATGCCCTGCGTGAGGAGTGTATAGGAGATATGCACGAAGCTCAAACAGAACAACTTCAGCAAATATCTGGCAGGATAATTACTTATGACCAAATATTGCAAATGGTTGATTCAAAAAAATTAGAAAAAAGACACAAAGATTTTCTTTGATGCGTGATAGTATGTTTCCACGCAATCGCTAGGCGTAAATAGTGGAAACAGTTATGCAAGATGAAATTAATACAGCCGTCGCTGAGGCTGAACCAGAATCAGTGGACAACCAAAACATATCTGCGTCTGACTTTGTTCAGAGACGTAGCGAGGCTTTACTAGGACAACAGTCCGAAGAAGAGCCTCAAGAATTGGCCGAGGAAGCTAGTGAAGAGGAAACTCCAGAGCAAGCAACTGAGGATGATGTTCTTTCACAGTTTAATTTAGACAGTTTGTCAGATGAGGATAAAGACGCTTTGCGTCAGCAACTCATTCCTGGCGCACAGTCGCGTATTAGTGAACTTACGGCGAGACGGAAGGCTGCTGAGGAAGAGTTGCAAACTATGCAACTAACAATCAAGGAGCCAGAAGTTAAGGACAACCCACTATCTAATTTATCAAATCTTGAAGACCTTCAAAAGAAGTCTGATGAAGTTGGTGATGTTATTAGTTGGGCTGAAGACCTGCTATTTGATTCCGATGAATATTCTGCCGACGACGAAATAACTACTGTAGAAGGTCGCCCGATGACTAAGGCCGAAGTGCGCAAAGCCCTTCAAAGCGCCAGAAAATCTCGTGACTCATATATTCCAGACCAGTTGCAAAAGCTACAAGGTTTGGAAGATGCAAAAACATTACGTCAGCAGTTGGGCAATAAAGCCGTACAGGAACTTGAATGGTTAGGAGACGAGAACGAAAACGAGCTAAAGAATGAATTCATAGCAATTATGAGTGATCCGAGGCTAAAAGATTTGGAGACTTCTTCTCCAGATTTATATTCTCAAATTCCTTATTTCATGGCTCACGCTGTAAATAGCAAATACGGGAGAAAACCAATAAAGGGAGAAGGCAAATCGATTTCAAAAAAATCGTTAAAGCTCACTCCTTCTAGTGGTTCAACTCCAGCTTCTGCAATGTCTGAAAAAACTGAAAGACCTTTAGGCAAGGCCTTGAAAGAACATAAAACCCGATTTAAATCTTCTGGACGAAAATCCGATTTCATCACTTTAAGAACACTTCAATTACAAAGTAAATAATCATGGCATTCTCAGATACATTTGATACAACAAATCCTGGTTCGGCTGTTTCCAACCGTGAAGACTTGATGGACGTTTTAACCATCTTGGCTCCCGAAGAAACTCCCGTACTTTCATCCGCATCTAAAACACGAGCAAACGCTACGTTTGTTGAGTGGACTGTAGACAGTCTTTCTTCTCCCAGTACTACTGGTATAGCAGAAGGCGCTGACGTTACTACGTTCACCGACCAATTCAGTGGCCGCGCTCGTCTAGGCAACTACGTTCAGAAGTTCCGCCGCGACTATATGGTTTCCGATTTACAGGAAGCTGTTGACTCTGTTGGACCTGCTAAAGTAGCACAAGCCGAAGCAAAGGCAATCCGCGAACTAAAGCGTGACATTGAAGCCACTCTCTGCTCTACCAACGACCGCTCTGCGGAAGATGGAGCTGGAACGGTTTACAAGTTGCGTGGACTAGGTGACTGGATTGACTCCGCAGGACCAGCTGATGTTCCTGCTGCGTTCCGAACTCCCGCTGCTAGCATTCACTCAGCTGGTGCTTTCACGGAAACAGTGTTCAACAACCTAATCACCTCTATTTTTCGTGTTACGGGAGCTAGCAATGGTTTAACTTTGGTTGCTGATACTGCCCTTCGCCGCATCATTAGCGACTTTGCTCGCCTTGATCCAGATGGTTCCGGTGCTGGAACTTCTATCCGTAACGTAAACTACAATGGTGACGTAGCTCAGATTAAACTTTCTGTTGAAGTTTATCAGTCTGACCACGGCACGGTTGCTATTATTAACGGAAATCCTGATTGTATGCCCGACACGACCAACCAGGATACTGGTTATTTGGTTCACCCAGAATATTACGGTGTTTCCGAGTTGATCCCAATGGGCAGTGCACGTCTACCTAATCAAGGTGGTGGCGAGCGAGGATTTGTTGACTGCGCGCTTACGCTCGGAGTTTATCATCCTGGTGCTCATGGCAAAATAACCGCAATCGCATAAGGAGGTAAATTATTATGGCTATTGAACTAAAGAAAGTACAAAACATTGAAACCCTAGCATTGGGCTTCAATTATGAAGCTTCTATTGACTTGTCTACGCTTGGCACAGCCGCTGGTTCAGCGACTGCTGTTGACATTCAGGTTGGTGAAGCTGCTATGGCTGGCGGTATCTTCGGAGCTGCAATCATTGTTGACGAGCTTGTTGTCGGACCGAGCATTACGGATGCCACAATCGCTATCGGCGATGATGGTGACGCTGATGGTTTCGTTGACGAAGTTGACGTTTTCAGTGACAGCGGGAACTTAGGCAAAATGTTCGCCAACACTGGCGCACTTGCTGTTGCAGGTTTTCATCTTGCTAGTGCTGTTGATCTCACCTTTAACTTCACGGGTGAAGGACCAGACGTAGCTACTGCTGGGAAGATTCGTCTTCTTATGAAGTACTACCCTACCGCAGGACAGTTGTTTGCATCATAATTAAATAATCAATTAATTATTGAGGGAGGTCAGGTCAATTCTGGCCTCCCTTTTTTGTAATGAATATTGTTAAATGCCAAGGATTGAACTGTGATGTTAGATCATCTTGCAGTCGCTATTACCCCATAGAGGTATCTGTTGACGAAGGAAAATCGTTTATTTTTGTAGCAAAAAACCTTCATAAATTTTTTAAAAGCTGTTTATTCTTAAAGGAGAAATGAATATAATTACTAAGATACCGACATACTCAGACGGAGAAGTGAACCAAGCTTTTATGAGAGAAATCCAAATGGGTTTCAAAATGGAAAGAGCCAAGGAACAGGATCGCATTAATGCCACAGCCCAAGAAGCAAAAACAAATGTGGGGAAAACTCACCCAGTATTAGGCAAATGCGTTGCCAACATTCCCGCTAGAGAATACTTTAGAATGGTTAAAAACTACGGAGCAGAAACTGTAACAAGCACAGAGTTTTTAAAATATTATAATAAAAAGTTTCCCGAACTTAGTCCAAATAAAGCGTAATGCAAAACAGAGCCAACAAAGATTTATTTGATTTGATTTCTGCACTTTCTGGTAATTCAGACTTTACTACGCAGGAAATATCTCATTTGTTGGCCTTGGCCAATAGGAGGTTTTCTCAAGCTTACAACACCACTCCATACTGGGTTAGGTATTTAACTGTTGGTGAAGAGAGAACTATTGCAAACTCCATAGTCCCTTTTACTCAAACCAGTAAAACCGACATAGGAGAATTTATTAAGATAAATCGAGAACAACCTTTCCTAAGAAACTCAACTATTGATTTTGAGTTTTTTATAGAAAGCGATGGGGCTCATGTAATTAACCTTACGGCTTCTGATGCTACAAGCGTTTTTGTTACTTATAGAAAACCTCTTACCCTTTTAACAACCCTAGACAAAGACGGAACCGGTGGAGAAACTGAAGTTCCTAACGAATATTTTTTGTTTATGGCCCATGCAACTTACGCCGATTTTTTACGCATGGACGGGCAGCACTCAAAGGCAGGTTTTGAGGAAGAGTTTGCCAATGGATTTTTAGATGAATCACTAGACAACCCACAACAAGTTTATAACAACAACACAATCGGACAGCGTTTTAGAACGCACGTATCCCAACAATCACGATAAATGAACTCAAGAACATCCAACTTATACATCGGGAACGCAAACCCGAACGGAACTTCAGAAAATCTATCAGCAGCAACCTCTG